TGAAACACTCATTGCAGTTACCATCACAAATGAGATAATTGACAATATATTTGCAATTTTAGAAAAAGTCATGGTAAAAGATGCAATACTGAGGGCAATAGGACATGCTTCAATTATAAGTATGTTGATTATTTTGCCCACAATACTGCCTTTATATCTAACAATGTCTGTTATGACACGTACAATGAACTCAAAGCCAATTAATTAAATTTATATTTTAGCCCGATTTTGCTTGCATAAGAATTAGTGTCGTCAGTCACTATAGAAAACTCTCCATATACATCAATATTTTTTGATGCAATTACAGAACCACCAACTTTACCAGAGAAGTTTGTTTCTGAATCTGCACCATCTGGGTTGTTAAGATACGCACCACCTTGAATGTAAGAGCCATTGTTCTCTACGTTTACATAGAAACCAGCAAAAGCGGGTGTTGATAGTGCTGAAGCAGCAGCTATTGTTAGTACTTTTTTAAGCATTATTAAAAAGAATAAAGCTCAATAATAATCGTTTTTAAATTAAATTCAATAATTAAGTGTCAGTTTGTACAGTTGTTACCTCTGCTTCAGTTTCTAACATTTCTAATTCTTTAATTCGCTCTTCACAGCCGTATGCCTTCATTTTTAAAGCATCACGACCTAAAACAAGCTCTTTAATTTTTTCTTGAATTTTGTTGTGTTCATCAACGGCAACTTGCATTTCTAATTTTAGTTGATCTATACGTTTTTGACTTTGAGACATAATTTTAAGAAGGTTTGTTTGCTAATAATTGTGTTTTATATAAAGCTTTTACGTCATCTGTCCAGTGTAAATTACAAGTTTGTTTTATATCATCAGGAATTGCTGTAACTCCATCTGGCTCTTTATCAAGAACAGTATCAACAAAATTATCTGAATCATCAAGAGTGCCACAAGTCAAAGCATAACGTGAGTATGTTCTTGTTAGCTCAACACCATCTTTTTCAATGACTGTCGCTTTTCTAATTTGAATATGTTTATATTTTGAAACGACTTCTATTTTGTCGTATTCAATTTTTTCTGTAAGTGCCATTAGGATTAATCTCCGATCAAAACAGGTTTAGGCTTAGTTTAAAGACTTAGCTCGGTCTTAAATTTAACTACCACCATCTGCCGCCCTATATGAAACAGTGAAAAGGATATAACCACCAGAATTACTTGATAAGGTAATATTAAGACCATTGGTTCTTAAAACTTGCAGAGTCGCTGCATTATTACTTACTTGAACAAATTTATGATCTGTTGTGCTTCCTTCCCCTCCTTGCATGTAAACAGAACCTATAAAGAAATTATTACCATTACGTGCTGCATAAGGTAGACCATCTATTATATGACTGTTACTTGAAGTGTTTGTACCTGTAACTATATAAGCTTGCAACATAACAAGATGCCCGACTTTTACATAAGTAGCACTGTTAATGGTCATACTTGTACCATCTCTAAAAACGGGAGTCCATGTGCCAATCTCATAATCTTGTAAAATTTCACTAGGTGTTGAAACACCTCCATTAGTTGTTGCACTAAAATCAATACCATGACCACCAGTACCTATAACTAAATTTCCATCTGCTATTGTTAAATTGCCAGTTTGGTCTATTGAAGCTTTTAATGTACTAACACCCCCAGTGCCAGTTCCAAATCTAAGTGTATTTCCATTAACAGCAAAAAGACCCACATCTCCCCCAATACCACCTGTTAGTTGTGTCGCTCCACCAACACCTCCAATTACTGTTCCATTTCGATCAAACCTTATTGACACTGATTGTTGGCCTGCAGGTGCATTACCTTTTTTAAAAGTAAAAGTTGCATTACCAGCGTTTGAAGTAAATGTAGCATCACCATCTGACACAATCCTCATTCTTGTGGCACTATTTGTCTCATCAACAAATTCAATATTTCCATTTGCGTTTTGTAAAGAATAATCAGAGGCACTATTTGTATCGGTTAAAAATAATTTTGGTTGTGTACTTGTAATAGTTACATCACCAGCAATATCTAGCTTTGATGTAGGTGATGAAGTACCTATTCCAATCCGATCATTTCCAGCATCAGCTACAAATAAAGTTGTATCAGTATCACCCTCTATTCTAAAATCTACATCTACCCCAGTTTCATTAAATACAGTTTCAGATCCAAGTTGCATCCTTTCAACACCACCAGTAGCAACATTAAAAGTATTTGCAGCATCAGAATAAATACCAGTATCTAAATCATCACGAAAAGCCAGTGCAGGGGTGCTTGCAGAGCCATCTTCCAGTGTAAAAGTGCCATCAAGTTGAAATAATTCTATAAATGCGTTATTTGCAGAGTTCCTTATCTTCATTACATTATTTGTCGTATCAGCAAATAATTGAAAAGCGTAAGTTGTCGAAGGTGCTGAAGAACCAGAATTATTGCTGGCTATTGCCTGTAATACACTATTTATATCAGCCCTGACGTTTGCTCCTGTGGAGTTATCTATAACATAATCGTGTTGTGCCATTTCCTAATCCAAAATTTTCTCTAAGTATATCTTAAACCACTATTAACTACCACGCCCGAAGCCTGTAGCTGCATATTTAAAGTTTCTGTTTACATTACTAGATCCATTTTTTATATCTATATCAAAACCTGTGCCAGTAATATTTGACAAAGTAAAGAAATCACCAGATATAGCATTTTCTATTGTTATTCCAATTGAAGGTAAAACAGAATTAGCAGCTACACTTGTTCCTGACTGGCCTGTAAAAAAACTATCTGTAAAAGTAACTGATTTTGTAGAAGTACCACTTGCAATAAATCCACCACTTGAAGCTGCTGCATTTCCTAAACTTGTTTCTGTTCTGCTGTCTAGCTCTGCAAAATAACCTAGTTGATCTATTTCTATAGATTGTGCAGGGTCAGTCGATAATAAATCACATTTAAATTTAAATCCTCTTCCAATATATGTGCCATTTACAAACTTTTGATAAGGTTCAAATTCTGCTGAATATGTACAGTTTCCACTTGTATTTAAAGAAGTTGCAGAAGTTAAAGTATAAGTGTTTGCATTAGGTACAGATTGAATAATATAGTCACCATCAACACCAGTTCCAGAAGTAAAATCAAGAGTTACAAGACTCCCGACACTATAACCATGTGATGTTTTTGTGATTGTAATTATGTTGCCTGCACTGCCAGAACCATCATTAATTGTATATGTGGCCGATACTGACAAATCAGGATCAGAGTCACTTGTGACGGCAACAGATAGAGTGGCGTTCACATTAAAGGCGGTCGCCCCGTCAAAATCTGTCCACGTATCAACATTTGCAGTCCTTTTATCAATCAAATCATTAGGTAAAAAACCCTGCGTGACAAAATGCCTACGAAGTTTTAAAGGTTGTTTTCCTCCTAAATCAAGAGTTGATTTAAAGAAGTACTGACCACCTGTTAAAAAATCCACATTACCAAGAAAATCAAAATCAGCTATAGCATCAAAATCTGTAACATCATCTAGTAAATCTGTAGAACCTAAAACAAGACCATTAACTTCATCAGAGAAAAAACAATCATCCCTAACACCTTGAAAAGGTGGGCTGTCTAAATCTTCTCTATCTGTTAAAACTGTTAATTTTGGAAAAACATCAGGTTTAGTATTTATATTTTTTATTGATGCTGCATTTGCACTAAGTCGGCCACCATCATCTCTAAATGCAAGAAGATAAGTTCCATTTACAATATTCGGTACGATCGACTCGCTTATATTTCCAGAAAGCTCAGGGATAACATCAACTGCATTTGTAAAAGTTGCTCCTGTTGTAAGGTTAGAGCTACGAATGACCACGTTTCCACCATGTATAACGTCAACATCTGTTGATTTATCAAAACGTAGTCGTACAAACTGATCTGATAAAGGTTCTATTTGTACATTTTGCACATCTGCTGGTAAAGCCGTTTTTCCTACAGTTGTAAATATTGTCGTTGATGGGTTTGTGCTTGGTTTACCCAAAGCGTTATAACTAAAGACTCTTACTTCATAAGTTCCGTTTAAAGTTTCAAAAATTGTAAAATCTGATCTTGTAATACGTTCTGATATAAAATTTTCATTTTGAAATCTATATTGAACCATATATTCAGTAACACCGCTGACAGGCTGCCATTGAATAAATAATTTACTTACAGCCCTATTATTCAATACCACTATTTGCTCTGTTCCTTGTAAGCTGCTTGGTGAATCTTTCAGTGCAGTTAGAGTTGTAATTGTTCTTGCTGGCAACGCTGTGCCATCTTCTACAAAAGCATATTTATTAGGATCATGTACAACAGCAACAATTTGATAATTTAATAATTCTTGCTCAGTCACAGATACAACTCTAAAAGTTTGAAGTTCAACAGATGTATTTTCTATCACCCAAACACTGTTTGTTTGTGGCACTGAACTAAACGCAGAATCTACAGTTATGGTTGCTCCTGATACGCTGCTTATTGTTTTAGTTTCTAATGTGCCGTCAGATAAAATTACAGATAAGGTTGCTGAACCTGTTGTTGCTAAATCTGTATTGTTTTGATCGTCAACAATAATTTGAGTTGTAGATACTCCTGTCTTAATACGTCCTCCCCTTCTTACCCCTGCCCTCATAGGATCTGCAATATTAATAACAGTTCCAACCCTTACTATTGTTCCGCTTTCTAATGATGCTGTAAATGTTACTGTTTCCGCTTCATTATTTTGTGTATATAAAAACCAGCGTCCAAGTCTTGCAGCTTGGCCTCTTGATGTACAAGCAAAGCCATTTAAGTTTTTAGTTACTATGCCATATTTTGCCTGTAATGCTGTATCTTCTACAGTCTCATAATCTACCTCTTGAGTCTCATTATCAAAGTAGGAAACATTAACAACAGTGTATTTTGTGTCTTTACTTGCACTTGAATAAGAAAAACCAGCTTCAGAAACATTACTTAAATTGTAAATATAGCTTGGATCTGTAGGTTTATCACAGCTAATATTTACTGCCCCTGCTGAATAAAAAGGCATTGCTCTCATAACAGAGGCAAGATTATTAATCGTATCGTATGCGGAACGTTGGCTATTTAAAACCACATTTGCTGAGAATCTAGCCTCCGTACCACCAGCCCCATCATCTACTTGCTCACTTGCATATTGACTAGCAGAGAAAAAGCTAAAAACATCTAATGATGATTCTGCAATATGATCTCCAAAACCTTTTGAAGTAGTTAACAGATCATACAAAATCCAAGCTGGATCACTTGAATATTCTTTATCTGTTTTAAAAGTTCCATTAAATGTACCGCTATAACTAATCGACCCATCAGCCCTTACAACCCCATTATGCGGTATCTTGATCTTTGTTCCTCTGATGCGGAACATGCGTCTGGGCTGGTTTGGAAAGGTTTCAGCATCAAAACGTAAAGCTACATGAGCAAAATTTGCATAAGCTCTCGATTCATTAATTATTTCTGTAAAAGATGACCATTGAAAACTATCTTGCAAAGTTGTTTCTGTGCTGTCTGCTGTGGTTCTATTTACTCTGATAGTGACAGGAAAGCTAGTGCCAGATGGTAAGTTTATTTTATAATCCCTAAAATATGTGCTTGCAGTTCTACCTTTTACAGTGTCAGTTATAACAGTTGTTGTTGTACCATCATTTTCTATGGTTTGAATTGTAAGAGCAACTTCAGCACCATTTATGTCGCCATTATCTTCAAATTTTTGCAGTGTAGGAAAACCAACAGTTACTCTTACAGCATCAACATTTGTATTTGAAATTGATCTTGAAACTGGTGTTGATTGTGTAACAGTAACACCTACGCTAGTTTCTGATTCTGTCTCTGAAATACCAGCAATCGCTGTTTGATCTGATGTTCCGAATCTAGGTTCAAAAGTAACATTAGGAAAATTAAAATCTTCATCACTTGGACTTGTGCCAGCGGCTTGCTGTAATACCTGAGTATTATTTAAAAATACGTCTTTTAATGCTGAAATATTATATTCAGTCGAACCTTTACTACCTGTAGCACTTGGAAAGCCCTCCAGTTCTCCGCTCCCTAGTAATTCAATCAGCGTTTGAAATTGTTTTGACTGAAGTGCATCTTCAGGTAAATCTACGTTTTGTGGAAATAGAATTGGGATTACCTGACTTATAAAATTACCAAACATTAAGTCGTACCCTCCACTTGTACAGTATCAATTCCAGAACTGATTACAACTGAACCTGTAAAAACTTCTCCGTAAATTATAGGTACTGGAACACCAGCCCTAGATACGTTTTGAATCGACCCAAAACCAAATGATTGAAATGTAGGATCATTCTGTGAAAAGCTATCAGCCATAACACCAGAAGGCACAGGTGGTTGTGGCATTAAAAGTTGTGTTGCTTCATTAACAAGCATAGAAGTACCGATAGCAGTTAAAGCAGTTGCCACTGTTCCACTTATAAAAGCAACAGATGATGCTGCTGCCACTGCCCCACCTCCTAAAAATAAACCTCCTATAACTGCACCTTTAGCACCTATAGCAATAGGAATTATCTGTATATCTTCATTACTTTGTAAACTTAACAAATCCTCTGTAATATCCATACCGCCCATTTTAATCTTATAAAACTGATTCATCATATGATTTTCCACCTCTGGAAAATTTGCAATCAAAAAATGAAATGCCTGTTTTGGACTTGTAACAGCCGCTTCAAAATATGACTGCCCAAGAAACTTTCTTAATCTGCCATAAACTTTTATTTTTTTAAGCTTCATATCTATAAACCTTTTTTGTGGCCTTTATATATCTTAAATCATATAATTCTCTACAACTCAACTGTCTTATGTTGTGATGCAATATTGTTTGATCGCCAATATATAAGGCAACATGATTTAATTTTTCATCAGGGCCTTGCATAAGCAAAACATCATCATTAATAATATTATCTTTGGAAACTTCTTTAAAACCAGAACCAGTTAAAACTTTTTCAAAATATGGATCTTCACAAAAGGTTTTTATACTTTTAGGTCTTTGCCAAAATTTTAAATTTATTTGTTTTTTGTTTGAAAAATAATCTGTAATTAAACTCCAACAGTCATGCTTGCCCCAAATCCATGTGCGGCCATATAAACCAGATGTGTAACCAGATGGCTCAAAATCTATCCAGTTTTTTTGCTCAACACTATAAATATAAAAAGGTAAACCAAGATGCTCACAAGATGCTTTATCTGCTTCAGATGGCAAGGCAGAACCATAGGCATGAGAATGAATTATTCCAATTAGTTCTCCTTGATCTTCACAATCTGCCCAATTATCTGGATCTATAACAAAAAACTCATCTGGTGACTCTGAAAGATTTTCACAAGGCCAATAAGTTTCTTTGCCTTTGATAATAGCCAACAAACCACAAGACTCTTTAGGTGCTTGTTTATCAGCGTGTATGGCGGCTTGTTCTTTCCAGTTCATGCGTTCACAAAAGTACCAACAGAGGGAAAATCTTTTCTAGTCACTTGTAATTTAGGGCAACGAATATTATTTAGATCAAGAACACTTGCCAACTCAAACTGTACGATTTCTCTATTTTCTACAACTTTTCTATCAATAAAATATATTTCCTGTGGTAATTCTGTTGTGCTTGATGGAGTGCCGAATGGATTTTGATTTGATGGGAAGTTTGCAGCGTCTAAAAATTGTGCCATTGTTCTATGTCTGATAAATTTTGCTCCCTGCAAGTCGTTAAAAGGTGTTGTAGCGTTTGCTGTTGCCATTAATGCAGTTATAGTTCCAAGAATATTTGAGACTGTCAGAGTCGGTCTTGGCAGTGTTCCCTTGCCTGTATATTCAAACCCTTCAGCAATAACTGGAAACTTATCGTATGTGTTACCTTGCCATATTATTGAAGTGTTACTGTTCATGCCTACACCAGAATGAAAGCGGCTTACATTTGTTGAACCATGCAAAGCAGAAACAAGAGTTATTGAATACAACTCTATTATTGATTTATTAGATAAAGATTGAAGTTCTGCGGTAGGGATTGCCATTTATGGTTCAAATACCTCCTCAAATGTTGTTGTAATTATAGCCCTGTTGTTATATGGAATCTGTTTTGACCAAGATTTACAGATAAATTTACCAGCACCAGATAAGGTTACAGAAACATTTCCTGAGTTTGTTGCACTTGCCGCAGCCGTAACAGTGAAAGTATTATCATCAGCCGTTGTAACGACAGCAAAAGAACCATCAACAGCAGAGCCAGATGTGTAGTCAATTGTTACGACATCACCAAGAGCAAGGCCATGATTTGAAATCGTTATGGTGACAGTTGTTCCACTTTGTGAATATGTTCCTGTTTTTGTAAACCCTTCGGCTGGTGGGGTGAAATCAAAGCTTTCTTGATCGAAAACCCTCGCTCTAAAAAATGCCTCAAGAATATCTGATTGCTCTTCAGAAACCACAAAAGTCAGGTCATATACTTTTGGGTCTTGTGTTAAGGGTAAGCCAAATAAGGCTCTAAACTGATAACCATCACCCAAAGCTGTTGTCCTAACCTTTGGTGAACTTGTTTTTCTGAAGCCAGAATATGTTGGCTGGATTGAAGGAAAAGTTGCCATTACCTACTTAATAAACCCCCTGCACGTTTTTCTTTAATAAGTTCTGCACGTATGGCAGCCCCTATAACATTACCTAATGCCTGTGCATCTTGATTGTTACCTGATACAGCAGAACCAGACGCATCAACGGAAACATTCACAATATTAGTTGTGCCTCCAATATCTTTGTTAGGTATTACATTCCCACCTCTTGAACCAAGTTGAAGTATCTCAGGCCCTTTCTCACCAACTAAGAAAGCACCACCAGCAGAAACAGGGCCACCATTTGCTCTTGCAAAAGGATTAGCGACACCTTTTAAAAAACTCGAAGCTTTATTACCAGTTAAGCTTGTACCTCCTCCTCTTCCAAATATGCCACCTAATGCACCGCCTATAAAGTTTCCTATTCCAGAAACAGCCCTTTGTATTGCAACCTCTACAAGTTTACGTTTTAGATCATTTAATACACTAACAGCCGCTTGAGCCAATGATTTTGTACCCATAACAGCATCAGTAAGATTAGAGACAATACCTTGCTCAATACCTTGACCAATCTCCATAAACTTTTCTTTTAGTTGATCCGCTTCACTTTTTACATTTACAAGAGCATCAGCAAATTTATTAGAACCTAAAGCAGCATCATTAATTAAAAAACTTGTTTGATCTAAAGAAGAATTAAATAAATCATTAATATTTACTTGCGATTCTATTGCTGTAACAGTTTCTTTTGAATCATTTTTAATTTTTTCAGCTTCTTCTTTTGATTTTTTAATAGATTTTGTTAGTTCATCTGTTTTTTTGGTTTGTTTTTCCTTTTCTTTTGTTGCCAAAAACTCCTCTATTTTTCTCTTTTTAATAGCTTCAGCTAATTCTCTTTCTTTTTTTCTATTTTCACCAAATGGATTAATAGTTCCAATAAAGCCTTTTTCTTCTCTTATTTGTTGCCTAGCTTCTTTTTTAGCTGCCATATCAATGTTTGCAAGATTAATTCGACCAACTTTATTAGCAACACCCACTCTTTCAACTAATTTATTTATTTCTTTCACAGCACTTATAGCTAAATCTAAAACGCTTTTTATCTCATCGCCTAATTCTTCCCCAATGGTTCTTGCAAGAGTGTCAATTGTATCTTTCAAAGTCGATAGTTTTCCATTCAACGTATCTGCCTGTGCAGTTGCACCACCAGCAAAAATAGCTCCCTGACTTGTCAAATTAATCAATGCTTGATTAACGTCTTTCGCACTTATTTCCCCCTTTCTCATAGCAGACTCAAATTCATCACCTTGCAATTTAGTTATTT